CAACAATCACCATCTCTTGCTACATATACAGCAGCGCGGCTTTTACGCCAACGTGGCAATGGATCACAGCCACCAGTACCGACACGACATATTCAACAGTTGGCGACAGCGGTTCTTTTGCCGCCGTCCCTGCAACAACATGGACAAGGGTGACGGCAACCTTTGCTGCACCAGCCAACACCACGAACGGCGCTCAAGTAACCATTTTGTTAGGCGCGACCCTTGCTGGCGTAACTAAACTGGTTACTGGATTGCAGGTCGAAGTCGGCCCCGTCGCCACGCCATTCGAGCAACGTCCGATTGGGATGGAGTTGGCGTTGTGTCAGAGGTATTTTTACAGTACTTGCCCAACAAGTACTCAGTTAGTAGTTGTGCGCCTTAGCACATCTGGAAATTTTTCTGGATCACAACCACTTCAATTCGTGTACCCCGTTCAAATGAGAGCAGCCCCCTCAAGCATTTTTACCTACACAACAGCAGCAAGAGCCAACTCAGGAAATGTCCGTGTTAATGCAGTATCAAATTCAACTGGATTTACACTAAATAATTTAGGCCCTGCTGGTTTTCAAATTTACAACGATACTGCACTTTCTGTAGTTGGTGATTATTTTTCGTTTTTCTTTGATTCGATTGCGGAGTTGTGATTATGTATAAACTTACACCAAGTGGCCCCCAACACGTTGAATCTGGTGCGTTTGTCAATTCAGAAACAAATGTCGAATATCTCGCATGGCTCGCCGAAGGCAACACGCCTGAGCCTTATGTGCCACCACCGACACCCATCCCCAGCACGGTGACGAGGTTTCAAGCCCGTGTGGCCCTTGTACAAGCTGGTTATTTCGACACCATTAACACCTACATTGCAACCCTACCTCAAACAGATGTTAAACGTCTTGCTTGGGAGGATGCAGCAGAATGGGAACGAGCAAGCCCAACACTTAACTTCCTTGCTAATATGTTAGGCCTATCTGATACTGATGTGGATGATTTGTTCATCCTAGCATCTGGTATTAGTGCATAAGGAGAATAGACATGGGATTCTTTTCAAGTAAGAAGAAGAAAAAGAAGTTACGTAAACAGGCTGCGAGGCAAGAAGCCGCAGGACAAGCATACCAATCAGCAGTACAGTTTCGCCCTGTAGGGACAACCAATACCTTTGGTACTACCAACTACACCTACAACCCTCAGGGACAACTTGAGACTGCTGGCTATTCCTTATCACCTCAGTTACAAGCACTAAGTAACCGTGGCATTAGTGATGCTGGTGGAATGGGTATGCAGTTTGCAGATCAAGCAATATCTGGTGGTTTACGTTTAGGTGATCTTAGTAAGCAATATCTAGCAACCTCACCAGAGCAAGCAGCACAAGACTATATCAGGAGTCAAAATGCCCTGCTAAGGCCAGGACAAGATCAGGCGTATGCTGACCTACAACTACGTCTTGCAAACACTGGTAGGGGTGGCCTATCTGTTGCACAAGGTGGAAACTTACAGTCTGCAAACCCTGAGGCAGCAGCTTATTACAATGCCCTTGCACAGCGTGATGCCGCCCTTGCAGCACAGGCAGATGAATATGGAAGAAATCGTATTCAGTTTGGTGCTGGTCTTCAAGGTGAAGGATTACGTCTTGGTTCTTCTGCTTATGATCCTTCTAAAGCAGCACTTGCCTATTCACAAGGTGTTGAGGGATTGGGTGCAGGAAACTTAGCACTTGGTTTAGATATTGGTGGACTACGTTCAAATGCTGCACGAGTTGGTGCAGAAGGTATGCTTGGGGCACAAGACGCAGCAAACCAATTACGTGCTAAAGCAGACGCACAAAAGAGTGGTTTAAGTAAGTTAGCAAGTAGTGCTGTGAAGGGTCTTGCCAATTACGGCCTTAACTATGCTACTGGTGGTCTTTACGGTGCTGCTGGAGGTGGAGGTGGCTTTGGTAACTTCTCTAATCTGTTCAACACTAATGGTAATGGCATAGGAACAGCAGGAAATTTCACAAGTTTTGGTGGCTTACAGGATAAGTTCTTTGGCCCTCAAATGGGGTCATATAATGAAATTTATAGTCCTGCAAACCAAGGATTCTATGGTTCTGCTGCACAACCTCCTTCTGGTTACTCTGGCTTGTCTTGGAACCGCCCTTAAAAGGAATAGGAATATAAAATGGCTGATAACATTGTAGGTGGTTTATTTGGAATAATGCCAGAAGACATTGCAGCACAACGTATGGCTGCTTTGGATCAACAGGCACAAGCCTTTGCTAGGATGTCAAGTGGTGAGGCTTACAAAACACTAGGGTATAAGGCTGGTAATTTACTAGGTCAAGGTTTGTTTGGTGTTAATGACCCTCAGATGGAGAGGGCTAGGCAACGTCAGCAAATGACTCAAGGGATTGATTTTAATGACCCTGAGAGTCTGCTACAGGCTGCACAACGGGCTAACCAAGCTGGAGACACTCCGGCTGCTCAAGATTTGTATTCAAAGGCTGTATCACTAAGAAAAGCACAAGCAGACTTAGCTAAGACTCAAGCAGAAACGCAGAAAGCGTTACGTGAGCAAGAGCCAGAAAAAATTCGTATTGCTCAGGCATATGCAAATAGCAAAGCAAAACCTGGAACTCCAGAATGGAATACGTTATTCCAAGAATATCTAGACAGGCTAACAGAGCCTAAAGCAGGTTCTATGCAAGTTTCTGCACAAGAGCGTACAATTCTTTCAGATATTGAAACTGCTTTGGAAAGTGATCCAACAGGGGCTTCTATTACTCCTGCTTTAAAAGCACAAGCAAGATATGTTTTAGGTAGTAAGCGGCAACCTAAAAATTATACAGACCCTCTATCAGGAGAAATTGTACAAGTTCCAGGAATGAATATAAATGAACTTGCACCTCTTACAGCTTCATTCCTATTTGGTGGATCGCCTCAACAGGGTGGACAACCTCCAGTGTCAGGACAGCCTCCTATGCCCACTCAGGGTCAACCAGCACCAACAGGTGTAACAACATTGTCTACTCCTAAATCTGAAGCAATTAAAGCAAAAGAACTTGAAACTGTAAAAGCAAGTGTTGACTCTTTAGATGCTGACTTAGCAAACGTAGATGAGGCAATTAAACGCACAAATCCTTGGGCTACTGGATGGGCTAACTATGTTTTGGGTGGTATGCCAAACATGGATGCAACAGCCCTTAATGATATTGTTGGAAGTATAAATGCAGCAAAGGTGTTTACTGAACTAGGTAAACTTAAAGAGCAGTCAAGAACCGGAGCATCGGGTCTTGGTAGCGTAACTGAAAAAGAAATCAATTTACTTGAAGCACGTATTCGTAAATTAAATCCTCAGAGTAAAACTTTCCCAGAAGATTTAAAATACATTCAAACAAAGTGGAAAGATTTACGAGACAAGATGCAATTAAAAGCACAAGGACAAACCCCTTCACCAACTCCTACTCGATCTGATGAAGATATTATTGCTCGTGCTCTGGCAGACCCAAGATCAAAAGGTTTTACTAGGGAACAAGTAATTTCAGGTCTTCGTAAAGCAGGAAGAATTCAATAATGGCAACTAAATTAAAAAATACGCTTGCTGATGACATTAAGAAGGCCCGTGCTGAAGGTAATGAAACTAAGGCTAATGCTTTAGAACTCCTTGCTGGAGGCATTTCAACTGGTGTTGGTGTTGTTACTGGAATCCCTGACATTGGTATTTTTGGTTATAACCTTTTAAGGGATAAAGCAACTCCAGAAGTAAAGGACATTCGTACCCGTGTACTTGAGGCAGGAGATTTTCCTACGTCTGGTGGCCTTGCATACAATGTTCCTGAAGTTGCCGCTGGTGTTTATGGTCTTGCATCCTTGGCTAAGAGTGGATGGAAGTTCTTAAAGGATAAGAAAAACACCAAGAAAATTGCAGAGTTTCTAGGTGAACTTCCTGATGATACACAGAATGTATTCAAGAAATACATGATGACAGGTCAAGGTTCCAATGATCCTGTAATTGCTGCAACACTACAAAAACTAAAGACCAATCCAAAGTATTCTGAAATCTTTACCACTTTAGAAAAAGGTGCTACAGATGAAGCATTAAAGAATATGAAGCCTCGACCTAGTGTGCAAACACGGGAAGAAGCAACAAGTGGTATGGCCCGCGCAGTGACAGGTAGGATTGAATCTTTAAGAAAAGCAAGTTCTGAATCTGGTAGTAAGTTATTTGAAAAAGCAAAAACACTTGGTGGTGATAGGCGTATTGTTAGTACAGAAAAAACACTAACAGAAATTAGAAAACTCATTGCAGAGTATTCTAAGAAGGCCACCCCTAGTTCAGAGAAGGCTGTAGAGTTTCTGCGTTCGATGGAAGAACGTCTTGTACCTTCTTTTACTACTGAAGCAAGGGCAGGGACTACTATTAGAGGTGCAACAGAACCTAGTAGGGTGATTCCTGGAGCACCAGCAACAACCCAAACTGTTCAAGTTCCTGTTTCCTATATTGATGATTTAGGGATGACTAGAACAAGAATAGAAACTAGGACTATTACATCTCCTTCTAGGGGAGGCACTACCATTGCTGGGACAACAGAACCAACTCGTGTAATCCCTGGAGCACCAGAAACAACTATTTCTCAAGGTGCTAAAAACCTTACAGTTGCAGAAGTACAATCTATTCTAAGTGAATTTGGTAAGAAGGCATCTGGTGGTGATACTCTGCTTAAAGATGTCTCTCTATCAGATGAGAGGCGCATTTCTAGTGCTATTTTTGGTAATCTAAAAGACGATCTTAATGCTTCTACAAAAGCTGCTTCTTCCTCTCAAGACGCAAAGGCATTAGGAACACTAAGTGCTGCTAGGTCACAAACAGCAAAGTCTGCAAAAGAATATTCTGACTATATTGCACAGGGGATGCCTAAGTTTCTAAAAGATAAATCTTTATCAGAGATTTCTTTTGAAGATTTGCAAGATTCTTATCAGAAACTAAATCCAGCACAAAGAACGGTGTTTAGGGATTTTGTAAAAACAAATAGAGCAGAATCTTTACAGGCTCTTGATAGGTCTGTTTATGATGTTTTTATTGCTAAACATAAGACAGAACTTCCTGATGGTACATTTGGCTATGATTTAGGTTCTTTAGCTAGGGCATGGGCAAAAGAGGATAACCTATCACTTAATGATAAAGATATGATTTCTCGTGCCCTTGGTCAGAATATCAATGAGTTTAATAAACGGATGAAAGATGCTCTAGTTTTTACTAGGAGGCAAGCTGTTGGTTCTATCCCTGCTGAAGAAGCAACAACACTAAGTAAAGTTACAGGTTCCCTACCTGCAATAGTTGGTGCAACTCCTGCTGGTTATTCTGGTGCAAAAGCAACTGAATTAAGTTTAGATGTACTAAACGCAACACTGCGTAAAAGTAATCTTACAGATGATATGTTGATGAAGGCATTAATTACACCAGAGGGAGGCAGTTTCTTAAAAAATGCTTCAATGTCTCTAAAGAGTAAAGAAACTTTAGATTCATTAACAAAACTAAATAGTATTAGACCTTCTAATTTAGGTTTTGGTGCTATGGCAACTTCTATTAGTGGGGCACTTCCTACAACTGAGCAGCCAGTAAATGAGTATGTTCCTCCTGATGATTTATTTAATGAACCACAACAACAGGAATACGTACCACCAGATGATTTGTTCTCAGAACAGACACCAGTGACAGGCCCTACAAACAAAGCAGAGGCTGCTATGGCTGCTGATATAGGTACTCCAGATCAGATGGCACAACAAATGCAGCAATATTACAAGCCTTTGTATGAAGGTTTAAGGGGTGACATCTCCTCTGGTGCATACACCCCACAACCTGAAGAAATGAACTTCCTACGTCGAGCAGGACTAGTCCAATGACCTACAAATTTGGTGTTCTAAGCAAGGAGAGGCTTGAGGGAGTCCATCAAGACCTACGGAAGGTGTTTTACGAGGCCATAGAGGGCTCACCTTACGACTTCTCCATCACTGAAGGGCTACGTACCTACAAGAGGCAAAAGATGCTTGTAGAGGCTGGAAAGTCAAAGACCATGAACAGCAGACACCTGACAGGTCACGCTGTTGACTTCTGCATCATCATTGACGGGAAGGCCAATTGGGATGTACCTAAGTACAAGGAAGTAGCAGACCACATCAAAGCAATTGCTAAGGAACTAAAGATTCCAATTACTTGTGGTGTGGATTGGAAGGGGTTTATAGATGGCCCTCATGTTGAACTAGATAGGAGTGTGTATAAATGAGTCTACTCTCTCTAATCCCTGTCATTGGGGATGTACTAGATAAGGTGATACCTGATCCTGTTGCTCAGGCAGAGGCAAAGGTTAAGTTGATGGAGTTGGCCCAGAAGGGTGAGTTTGCAGAGATGAACGCTAGGGCAGACATCATCAAGGCTGAAGCATCCTCTGAGAGTTGGCTTGCACAGTCTTGGAGGCCAATCCTGATGCTAACCTTTGGTGCTCTCATTGTGGCTAGGTGGATGGGTTTTGCTGCTCCAGGTATTTCAGATGCAGAGATACTTAAACTCTGGTCTATTGTAGAACTAGGTCTAGGCGGTTATGTTATTGGGCGCACGGCTGAGAAGATTGTGCCTCAAGTTGTTGGTGCTCTTAAAAAGTAAAGGAAACAAAATGAAAATGACTAAATCAAAAACTAAAGACTCATACGGCATGGGTATGAAAGAAGAAAAAATGCCTAAGATGCCAAAGGCTAAGAAGGCCATGCCCATGCGTGGTGAGCGTACAGCAAAGAACAAGGCTAAGAAAATTAAGTATTAAATCACCAATGGTGTATGACACCAGCAATAATGACAAGATTAGTGACAAGATAGATAAGAATAATAATAGTCCTGATAAGGGCAACCTTATCTGCCACCTTATCATTGCTGTGTGCTTTATCCCCTAAAGCCTTTTTCCAAATATAATATAAGTTCATATGAGTTAAAAAGCCCCTGTGAAGGGGCTTCTTGTTTTCAGTTGTAGGTTTACTTCTCTAAAGTCTTAATCATACTAGAGAACACTTTTCGTTGTGCCTCTAGTTGAGCCTTAGTAAGGTCTGCCATAGTGCGCTCAATATAAATAGTGGCATCCATCATTTCCTCTTGTAGGTGTTTAAGCCATCCTAGAAGATCAATGTCATTACGCTCTGTGGTGCAGCCATACTTCTTAAAGCCCTCTGTTGCACGTTCCATGTACTTCTCAAGTACGCTATTCACATTCTTATCCATTCTCTTTCTCCCGTAGTAGGGCTGGGACGGCCTTTGAGAGTTCTTGCTTCTCAATCAAGTCCAGCAACAGTTTATTAAAGCCAACATTGATTAAGGCTTCTGCCTCTTTAGCATTTAGTGATAGGCGAATATCGCAACTGCCATCATCATTCTCAACTAAGTCTGAAATTTCCATAACCTTCTCCCTTAGAATAAAAAGCCCCCTTACGAGGGCTATAAAGTTAAACATACTGGCCGTTACACGGCTTGGTTAACGAACAGGACACGCACCAGTTGCACATTCATCACCACCATCCATCTCAACACTAGAGATTGCAGTGATGAGGGTTGACTTGGCAATCATCTTATCAAATTCCTCTTTGGTGATTTCCTCTAGAGGTGCTTGCTGGAACCCATGTTCACTATGCAGCAAGAATGACAGACTCTTGTGGCAACCCTTGTAATGCTTCTTCAGGTACTTCTTGATCTCAGGTAGTTCCTCCTTGCGGTAGTAGACTGTACAAGAGACACTATTATCACTCCACACCTCTTGTAGCCACTTAACTGCTTCAAGTTGGTCAATGGCAGTCATGTCCTTAGCTAGTTTAGTACCTTCCGGATAACTAAACGGAAAGGATACGACAACAGTTCCACGATCTTCACTACCATCAAAATTACGCTGATATTCAACATCATAACCGTGATTACGACAAGTTTCAACCAATGGATGATTTGATGCAATTCGTACCCTCCGAATCATATATTGTGCATATCCTGGATGTACTCCAGGGGTTACTCCAGGAAGTAGACTCAGTGTACCTGAAGGCTTAACAGTTGTCAACTTAATCGACTCAGGCCAACCATGACTCATACTATAGGTTATATCATACTCACGTAGACGTTCATAGGTGTCACTTAGCCAACTCTTTTGTTCCTCAGTCGCCTGAAGAACACCAGTAATGCCAATACCCATACGCATATTAGCATGAACAATGGTTTGTGTTTCTTCATGGTGGCAAGGAAGACGTAGTGAGTGCTTGTTGATGCGGTAGAGGAGTTTGCATACATCTAAGAATTCCTCTTTAGAGGAAATGTTAGGTAGGAACACCTCTGCTAGGCAACAGGTTTCGTAGTTTGCAAGTGATTGTTCAGCGCATGGGTTGTATCCCTGAACTTCTGGGTCAGGGTATTGAGACTCTCCCAGACGACCAACCTTTCTTGAGAGTTTAAGGTTGATAAGACCGTAGGGTTCTCCCTTACCTTCATAACCATCCCAGAAGAACTCGTGAAGGTCACTGATATCATCACAGACCACGGAGTTATTAGACATTGCCCTCCATGAGGGAATATTGCCCAAGTCCCATCGTTTCGCAAGTAGATATTCCACATCGTCAGCATCTCCAATTGCAATCTGGGCACTGCGTCTTACATTACCAGCAACAACAACAGCACCAATGATGTTCATAACGTCAAGCACATCAATAGGACGTACCTTCTTACCAGCACGTTTCTCCAGCACCTTGCTGATCTGCTCAATGCCCCAGCAAAGGTCTTCAGGGCCTGATGCAACACCACCAAAACCTTTGATAGGAGCACCCTTACCCCGAATCATCTTTGTGCTGTAGGTGAAGGTGGATTTGTTATCACTTAGAAACGCCGCTTTAAGCGTCTTGCCCAGGAGTTTAACCCATCCTTCACGGCTATCAGGGACGATGTAATCAGCGTCATTGCTATCGACACGCGAAGGACAAGTGAAAGAACTATTGACAGGTGGTAATTTATCAACACTTTTCCTTTGAATGTTATAGCCGACACCTGATCCAAGCATGAGCATATCCATTGCCCATGTGAAGGGGCGAATTGGATTGTCAACAGTTGTGAAGGCACAATTCTGAAGGCTGGAGAGGCCCAGCTTATCAACTGTGGCTGTACCCATCTGCCACCAGAAACGTCCTGCCACAGAGCCTTTAAGACCCGTCAAATAGCATCGTAGACGATCTTCCTCTATTGGTGTGAACTCACACTTGAGTTGCTTGTCACAACTCTTGATGACTCGTTCAACTGTCTCATTAAATTCCTCTGAGCGTGAGTCAACATTAGCCTCATCAATGCGGCGTGAATAGGTACGCTTGTAAACCAAATAACCAAGGGTTGACCAAGGTGTTGCTGTTGCCGTCATTCTTGTGTTCCTTCTTCTTCAGGTGTATAACGCTCAAACAATACGCGAATGATTCCTAGATCAATCACACAAACAACTCCCTCTTGTTCAGGGAATTCTAAACCCACCATACATCCGGTGATGAGTTGTACGCTACATATAATCATTTCATTTCCTTTTTGACAAATTCCCTAAGTTTTTCTTTTGCTTCGTTGGAGAGGTCACTCCAGACTTTCTGGCCCCACCTGACACTCTTGAGGGCTTCTTCAAAGTGCATGAGTGAGTACGCATACGAGGCTTCAGCGAAGTCTTCAATGCAGTCTTCCCCGTCCTTGTCTGCTTTTCTTCTGATGTTTTTAGTTTGTGACATTTGATGCAAAGTGCTTGTAAGTTTTCAATTTCACAAAACAACCTACTAATATAGTCATCCCAAGTTGTGAATCCTACAACTGGATCAACAACAGGAGTGATGTGATCTATTTGTATGTGCTTTGCAGTGAATAGTTTAGAACAATGATTACAGAAGTAGAGTTTAGCCTTCCTGCCAGTGGCTTCATTGAGGCCCACACCATGTGCTGCTGCCTCTAATGCTTTCCACTTGTTAGGAAACCTACGTACTCCAGCACGTAAAGTGCTAACAATAAAACTATTAAATCTTCCCTCTGTCCAATCCTCAACGGGGGACTTCACGGCTCAACATCTCAATTGTAATAGGATAACCATAGCATGAAGATAGGAAGAACAGGAATTGTTCTACAACTTCATTGTAGGTTACATCCATATTAGTCTCAAATGAGAAGTTTTGATGTGGAATATTGAAGATATATGCCTCATCATCTTCTACCTCTTGAGTACGACTAAATCTAAAGTTTTGCATTTCATTCTCCTTTTAAAGCCGCAGAACTTGCGGGGAATAGGCGGGTAATCTCCGCATCAATAAGAAGTGCCACTTGTCGTGTTTCTTCTTGTGTGTGCTCATCCAGACGCAGACGTAGCATATCACAGAAAGCACCTAAAGTACCACTCCAAATCCATTCGGTCATCATATTTTGTGGAAGGAACATACGCGCTTGTTCTGCACATACACCACCATCAATCATGTTCCCGTACATATGGTTCAAGTGCTTTACGTAATATGCCGCACCTTCAAGCCACTGGTCAGACCCATACACCACACCTTCACTACCCTGCTTCTTATCTTCACTACGTTTACGCAATAGGGCTGGAAAGAAGTATTCTGGTTCTTCATCAACATAACGCCTGGAAGTTTCATTCCAAGGGAGGAACTTATGCTTCACCAGTTGCCGTGCAACAAAGACAGGGGCCTTAACCCTGAAGGATAGGAAGGCATGATTGAAGGGGCTGAAGTGCTTGTGCTTGGCAAGGTAGTTCAGCAGCTTGTTGTCCCTCTCAGACATCTCAGCAGCCTCCTTGTGGAAGGATACTCGTGCTGCGTTAACAACGCTTAAATCACTCCCACAACTGTCAATAAGGGTTACTTGAATTTGAGATGTCTTCATTTTTTAGGTGTCCACATTGGTAAGGGGAACTCAAGCACTACAGCAGTGTTTATACAAGTCCAGCAGATAGCAGGGGCATCGTCCATGCTCCTCTTAACTACTGGATCGTATTTGCAAGTAGCACAAGATTTAACGTCTGTGTCTGTATTACTAGGAGAGTCTTTTGTCTTGTTCATTGAATTTAAAACTCTTAATTTCCTCTAGGGCTTCTTCATTCTTAACATCATACAAGATTTTCTTAGGTTTAATCCCAAAGGTCTTCCTCGGTTCCGCCGTCATCCCATACTGCGTCGTTTTTTCTTGTTTTTTCTTTAGGGTCATCTTCATCCTCTAAGGGAACAAATATTTTTGAGTGCAGTTCAACCAGTTTTTCAGGGAAAGCCATTATAAGGTCTTCCATACTAATTTCTAAGAATGTTGTTAAATCTTCTGGAGAATCAAATGCATCGTTGCAAAATTCCCACATATCCTCTAGTTTCTTATTGTATACATTTCTCATTAAATTTCCTTTCCAGGTATTCAATGCTTAGGAATAACTCATCAAATGATCCATCCTTCACATCATTAAGAATTAGCAGCCCTCTCCAGTGCCTGTTAGATAGTTTATCCATATATTCTTCATCATGCAAGTAATAACTACCAGCAATGATAGAAATAACTGATTTACCATCTGCACGTTTACCATAAGCAACTTGTTTGCCTTGTTGATGCCCTGCAATACAACTCATATGGAGTTTACTAATGATTGCAGCAGGTGAAGCAGCAGGTCGCCCCATAGCACCAACAGGCCAGAAATGATTAAACCCAACACCCTCAATGAAAACAGGAGAGAGGAAAGGGTGTACTTCCCAATCTTTCTGATACTCCAGGTTTTCTGTACTGATAAGTCCCTCAAGCATAGGAGAATTATTAATGGCCCTATCAATTCGGTTCTCATGGTTCCCTAGCAGCATCACCATACGGGGCTTATAAACCTTGTGCTTGGTGCGTTTCTGGACATCTTGCAACTCCCTGAGAGGTGCTAGGAGGGCCTTCATAGCCTCCTTAGCAGTCTCAATGTCCTTCTTGTACCTTAGCCCTTCAAAGTACTTGCTACCCACCTTGTCGTGGCTGGATAGTGAGGGCATATCGGCAAAGTCTCCAAGGTTGACCACAACATCTGGAAGGTAACGAACAATGGCCTTTCCTGCCCAAGTAAGGGGAGAGGGGTCATAACCTTCTTTGATTTGGCAATCAGGTATAACCAATATCTTCACAACCAATCCTTTCATCGTAAGTGCAGTGATAGTTATGTACTAATGCAAGGGCATCAATAAACCTCTCTAGTGCCTCTCGTTCTTTTTCTGGCTCGGTGAAAAATAAAGGGAAACGCGCGTTTTCACCGCTAAGTACATCAAACTTATATGTATGGCATATAGACTCATGTAAAGTTTTAAGAGCTTTACATAGCATTTTATCAAATTCATCATCATCAATCTCCAGTTCTATTTTCATTTAGAAACCTCCATAACTCTAGGAACATCTACAACTTTAACCAGGAATTCAGGCCCATTGGAATATAAAAATGTACGCATCTCAGGCCAGCATTGCTTCTTGTACGGACAATAGCCACACGAGGTGCATAGCTTCATGTTCTTACTTGTCTTACTCTGGGGAACAGGATCGAGCCTTGGCAGTTCTGTTATATCTGAGGTGACGGCTTTGACTGCTGCGTGTGCGCCAGACATGACTTTTTTCTTGTCCACAGTTATAGGATACCAACCTAGATGGCCTAACTCTTTTTGAATTGTTAGAAATCCAGCAGAAGTAAGTCCTAATGCTACGGCATAGCCTCCCAGTTGGAGTGCATATCCAAAAGGATCGTCTACTAATCCATGTTTGAATTTTTCTTCCCCGTATTTGGTAGTGCTCTTTACGTCCACCACAACCCCATCTATGAGGGCATCTATTTTTCCTGTTACTTTCCATCCGTCATCCAAGTCTAGTATTGCTCTGCCTTGCCTATCTGCAACAACGTGCCCTGCGGCTTCTGTGGCTGCAAGTACAAAGTCCTCAAGCATATTGCCATAGAAGAATTTGATTAACGTATTCCCATCATGCTTCTCGGCAAGGTGTGGACTGTTAAACCTATAGTGGAGTTTACGTGGGCATGGATCACCAATCTCACTAAAGTACAACGTCTTTGGTGGGCGTTCTTTGATTGTGTTTGACTTTGCGTACACCTCTCTCAAAGAAGATGTAAGGTCTAAAGAAGAAAAGCCCCAATAAGGGGCCTTTCCCTCTAGTGTGGTGTAAATGTCACCAACTAAAGTATTTATATTCAAAGCGTTTCGCCCCCATCTGATACTAAGACTTGTCGTGCAACCAATTCCTTAATCACTACACCACCACGAGAGTTAACAACAGGCCCCTTGCCGTGTTGCTTTTCAAACTTGTGCGAGTAGGAACCAGTAACATCAATCTCTGCCTTTGTGCCGTTACCAATAGCGTCAGAAGCAACATCATTACCTACATCATCCTTAAATTCCCAAGGATATAGACTCTTAGCGTTGAAGTAAAAGCCATATTCGGGCTTCTCTGGGTTTTTCTTTACCTTGATACCAAATTCCTCTTCTAACTTTGCTGCGGCCCTCTCAGATACGTTGCAAACAGTAAGTTTGTACTTTTTATTTGCTGGATCAAAGTTGGTGTTGAGGGTGACAGAATCGTTAACCCAGAAAAGTTGTGCGTTTAGTTTCATAAAATCTTTCAAAAGTTTAATGTACGTCATACCAGTTTTTACCCACCTTTGCTTCAGCGCCCACTGGGCATCTGAAGTTCAAAGTATTTCCTGCCTTAGCGGCACATTCTATTGCTATTTGTTTAACTATGTCAACATCTTTTTCTCCTACTTCAAATTCAATTTCATCATGGCTGTAGTTGATCTGCTTGTAGTCAATTCCACTACGCTGTAGACAATCATTCACCTCAATCATCCATTGCTTAGACACTATGGCCCCTGCACTCTGGAGAAGAGTGTTCATAGACGCGTGCGCCCATCTTACCCAAACCCTACGTCCATCCAAACCAGGAATGTGACCCTTCTCTGCAAGACGTCCCACCTTATCCTGAAGTGCCTTGAGGGCTGGTGTACTTTGCATGAAGGAATCAATCAGACGTTTTCCATCTGTGGCCCCACCATTGACAATCGCACCAATCTTTCTAGGGCCAGCACCATAGAGAAGTGCATAAATAAATGTCTTTGCTTGTGCTCTGGAGTCAAGTCCTGCTGCTATTTTATTCTTTGTGTGAATGTCACCCTCAAGTAGTTCACGTTGGTATTCAGCATCTTGCATATAGTGGGCAAGACACCTCAATTCAATTCCTGACAGGTCAACACCCACCAGTGCCTTCCCTGCTGGTGTAGTCCAGCATTGACGCATCTCTTTGCCATAGGGAACATTCACCCCTGCAACCTGACTCATGTTGGGTTTGGAGTGTGTACAACGTCCCGTGACGGCCCCAATGGAGTTGACGTACCCATGTACCCTTCCATCGTCTGCAACAGCCTCTAGCCAGTTTTTAAGTTGACTTGTGCGCTTCTGAAGCATGAGGGATTCATTGACAAGTTTTGCTTCAGGAATGTCAACACCTTCAAGGGTTCCTTCATCAACAATCCACTTGCCGTTAGGGGTCTTCTCTTTAGGTTTCCATCCCAACTCTATAAGACGTTCAGCAATGTGGTCACGGCTGTTGGGATTGAATTCCACAACCTTGTCCTTGAGTTTCTTGCCCGTCTTCTCTGACACCCTCTCAATGACTTTAGGTTGCCACTTTTCCTGGAGTGTCTTCAGGATGGAGGCACTTCTGTCTTCTAACGTGGCAAGCAGCATTAGGGCATGAGGCATATCCAGCATCCACCCATTGCGTTGCTGTTTTGCCAAGATGGATGCAACCTTGTATTCCAATTCAATACTCTGGCTGGAAAAGCCTAAATAGGCCATTTCATAGACTAGTTTTTCATAAAGTTTTGCCAACACGATAACATCTTGCTTGTTATATTCCACAAGGAGTGTTAAGTCAGGATTGTCCCAGTTGGAATATTCACCCTTGAGACACCCTAAACGCTTACCCCATGAATCCAAAG